TGGAGATGACGTAAATGAGTACAACCTAAGCACCGCTTGGAATGTTTCTACTGCAACTTACCTGCAAAACTTCAGTGTTGCTGCTCAAGAAACAAATCCAACCGGTATCTTCTTCAAACCTGATGGCACAAAAATGTATGTTATTGGGTCTACTGGAGACGATGTTAATGAGTACAACCTAAGCACCGCTTGGAATGTTTCTACTGCATCTTACTTGCGCAACTTCAGTGTTTCCGCTCAAGAAACATCTCCATCCGGCATCTTCTTCAAACCTGACGGCTTAAAAATGTATGTTATTGGGCTTGCTGGTGATGCAGTCTATTCCTACACCCTAAGCACAGCTTGGGACGTAAGCGCTGCCAGCTTTGATTTTCCCACTGAAGGGTACTTCAGTGTCGCTGCTCAAGAAACAAATCCAACCGGTATCTTCTTCAAACCTGATGGCCTAAAAATGTACGTTATTGGGTATACTGGAGATGATGTTAATGAGTATAATCTGAGTACAGCTTGGAATGTTTCTACTGCATCTTACTTGCAACGCTTCAGCGTAGCTGCTCAAGAAATAGCTCCACAAGGCATCTTCTTCAAACCTGACGGCTTAAAGATGTATGTTCTTGGGGCTAGTGGAGATGATGTTAATGAGTACGACCTAAGCACAGCTTGGAATGTTTCTACTGCATCTTACTTGCGCAACTTCAGTGTTTCCGCTCAAGAAACAAGTCCAACCGGCATCTTCTTCAAACCTGACGGCTTAAAGATGTATGTTCTTGGGGCTTCTGGATATGATGTTAATGAGTACGACCTAAGCACAGCTTGGAATGTTTCTACTGCATCTTACTTGCGCAACTTCAGTGTTGCTGCTCAAGAAACAGTTCCACAAGGCATGTTCTTCAAACCTGATGGCACAAAGATGTACGTTATTGGGTCTACTGGAGACGATGTTAATGAGTATGACCTAAGCACAGCTTGGAATGTTTCTACTGCATCTTACTTGCGCAACTTCAGTGTTGCTGCTCAAGAAACAAATCCATCCGGCATGTTCTTTAAGCCTGACGGCACAAAGATGTACGTTATTGGGTCTAATGGAGATGCAATATGGCAATACTCCACAGGCTCTGCCGGAGATGCGACCTTCACATACCCTGCGTCTGTCGAGTGGCCGTCAGGCACACCACCTACCGCCCCTGCTGACGGTGAGACAGACCTACTGACGTTCCTCACGCTTGATGGCGGGTCTACTTACTACGGTCGCGTGGTAGGCGACGACTTCAGCTAAATAGGAGCATTAAATGCACGTTAAGATCACAAACGACCAGCCCGTAGAATTTCCCTACACAATCGGGCAATTTCGTCGTGACCACCCCCAGACTAGCTTTCCTCGCATCATTCCTGACACGATGCTGAAGCGCCATCTTGTGCATCCAGTGATTGAACTGTCTAAGCCAGCCTATGAGCCGTTGGTACAAAATTTAGTAATGGGCGATATGCCTCACAAAGAGGTGATCCGTCTGAAGACAGAAAACGATGCCACAAACCATATCACAGGCGAGGTAGACCAGTCTCAAGTAGGTCAGCCTATTCACGGTAATCGCTGGTTTATTGGCTACACGGTCGTCAATAGGCCACAAGATCAGGCAGAGGATGCTATTCGCAACCGACGCAACCGCCTCTTGTCTGATACCGACTGGCAAGCGTTGAGCGACAACACAATGGGCGAGGCAATGACAACTTACCGTCAAGCCCTGCGCGATGTGCCAGATCAGGATGGGTTCCCGTTTAGTGTCGTCTGGCCCACCAAACCTTGAGGTAAGCCCCCATGCTCGGTTTCTCCCCACTAGCCGCCACCCCACTAGCTGCGCTCCCCGAGGGCGCAATAACTGTTTCTGGGGTACTGGCTACTGGGCAGGTTGGGTCGGTCATTGTTAGCCTTCCTATAGACGTACTAGTAACTGGCGTTGCGGCGGCGGGAGCGCTAGGCTCAGTAACTGTATTTGGCACCTCCATAGTAACGCCAGCTGGCGTTGTAGCTACTGGCGCGGTGGGTAATGTCGCCTCCTCCGCAAACTCTACGATCCTGCTTACTGGGGTTGTAGGTACAGGGCAGACGGGAACCGCGACTGTGTCCATCGCGGTAGACGCAAACGTTTTCGGGGTGTTCGCCCAGTCAGCGGTAGGAACCACAGCGCAAACTGGCGGGGCTAGCGTAGCCCCAGCCGGAGTATTTGCGGACGCAGGGCTAGGCACTGCGATAGCGTCGATACCGGTTACGTTCTCGGTTATCGGCAACAGCGCCAATGGGCTTGTTGGAGACGTCACTTATGTGTATAACCAGATAGTGAACGTCACCGGCGTGCAGGGCACGGGGTTGGTCGGCAAGATCAACATCTGGGACGAAATAAACGATTCACAAACGCCCTTCTGGGTAGAAATTCCTACGTAGAGGTCCCTGATGGCAAGCACATTCTCTAACCTCAAGATCGAACTCATAGGTGACGGCGAACAAGTTAGTGTGTGGGGGGCCACCACTAACAACAACCTAGAAGCTATTGAGCAGGCAGTCGGTGGGTACGCGGACGTAGATTTTGCGACCGACGCGGACAAAACATTAACCTACGCGGACAGTAACGCTGCACAGCCGTTTCGGGCCCTATACTTTAACGTGACATCTACCGGATCGCTTACAGCTACACGCAAGCTAATTCTGCCCGCAGTGCAGAAGATGTATATTGTAAAGAACGCCACGACCGGCGGGCAGACTATTACAGTAGAAATTAGCGGGGGTACGGGTGTCGATATCCCCAACGGTGAAACCTACATCATCTACGCTGACGGCACTGACGTTGTCTACGCCGCGCCGGGGCTGTTCTACTTCGATGAGATCAAAGTTCTATCCGCACCCAACGCCACGGTGCCGGTCATTGCGTTGAAGGCAGAAGGCGCGGAAACCAACATAGATGTGGCAATCGTACCCAAAGGCACCGGTGCCCTGACGGCTGATGTGGCTGACAATACCTCTGCGGGGGGCAACAAACGCGGCGCTGGCGCGGTGGATTTGCAAACTTCTCGGGTGGCTGCGTCTGACGTCGCCGCGGCACCAGCATCGACGATCTCCGGAGGTTCCGATAACTCCATCTCCGCGACCGCTAATAGTGCCGTTGTTGCGGGTGGCGCGACGAACCAAGCCAACGCCGTCGCTTCTGTGGTATCAGGAGGTAGCACAAACAACGTTGCCGCTACTGCGCTGTACAGCGCCGTTTCGGGCGGTAGAGATAACAGTACGCAAGCACAGTACACCGTCGTGGGTGGGGGGCGCGATAATGCGATCGAGGCTAACGCCGACTATTCTATTGTGTCGGGTGGGTACCGGGCTGTAGCTGCGCGGTACGGGCAGGAGGTTATCGCCTCCGGTGCGTTTGCCACCGCTGACGGGACGGCCCAACTCTCCCGCCAAGTGCTCCGTGCAGAAACATCTGGCAACGCTATTACCCGCCTTACTTCTGATGGATCGGGAACCGCTAACGCCTACAACGTGGTAAACCTACCCGCCAACGCCTTGTATGCCGTGCACGCTATTCTCGGGGCTAAAGATACAAACCCAGCGGTTGCCGATTCCCGCATGTGGGAAATTAAAGCGCTACTTAAGCGGGGTACGCTCGCGTCGTCTACTGAACTTGTGGGCACAGCAACCATTACCAACATTGCCGAAGATGCCGGTGCGTCCGGGTGGGTCGTAGCCGTAACCGCCGACACCACGAACGGGGCTGTGTCCATAACAGTTACCGGGGCGGTAGCCACGACAATTCGTTGGGTTTGCAGCGTGTCTACTACTGAACTGGGTAATGGGTGATTACAGTGACCGACGACGCGCGCTTGGAGAGAATGGAAAAGAAGTTGGACACGCTGTCTGAGGCGGTTGTGTCGCTGGCGCGCATGGAAGAGCGTATGATTACGCTGTTCAAGCGCATGGATAAATACGATGATGCGCAGACCCGGGTGGGCGACCGGGTCGAGAAAGTAGAGAAGATTACCGTGCAGCGCGGGGTCGTCTTCCACATGCTAGACAAGTTATTCTGGGTCGTTGTTGGTGCAGGCGTGGCCCTCGTAGTAAAGCTAGGGGGGCAGTGATGCGCGATATAGATGAGATCATTATCCACTGCACCGCCACCCGACCCGAGTGGTGGAAAACCAGAACCACTAACCAGAAAGTCGCCGAGGTGCGTCGCTGGCATGTCGAAGAAAACGGTTGGGCAGATATTGGCTACGCCACCCTTATTGACCGGAACGGCACCCGTGCCGCGGGGCGCGACCTCAACAACGATGGAGATACCTTCGATGACATCGGAGCGCACACCAAGGGCCGCAACTCGCGGTCTATCGGCATTGCACTGTTTGGTGGGCATGGTTCGGCGGCCAACGGCAAGTTTGAGGACAACTTTACTCCAGAGCAGGATGCCGAGCTACGCAAGCTGATCGCGGAGCTGAAAGAACGGTTCCCGGCGATCAAGAAGGTATCCGGCCACAACGAATACGCCAACAAAGCGTGCCCCGGGTTTAACGTAAAGCACTGGCTAGAGCAGGCCCCAGAGCGGGAGTCGCTGGCGGAATCGCGCACGATTCAGATGTCGCAGGTAGCAAAAGCTGCTGCCACCGCCGGGCCCGTTGTAGGATACTTCGCGGATATGCCGTGGCAAAACCTGCTAATCTTGTCTGCTTTAACCCTCGTTGTCCTTATGGCAACAGGAGTAATCGACGTTGAGCGCGTCCGGAAATGGCGGCGCGGTGTTCGGTAAGCTACGCATATGGGCTGTGGCCGCAGCAGTGGCCCTAGCTGCAGTAGCAGCCGCCTATTTTCGCGGACGTAGTGAGGCAAACTCTGATGCGCAGGTAAAGGGCTACCAGAACACGATAGACAAGATGCGAACTGCTAGGGAGGTTGACCGTGAAATCGAGATTCTGGACGATACCGGCCTCGCTGATCGTGCTTCTAAGTGGCTGCGCGACGCTGGTAAATGACACATACTGCGACCTAACAGAACTGCATTTATTTGCTGACGCGCATGTTGTAGAGTGGTTGCTAAGAAATGACCGCGAGCTGCTGCAAAGCATCGTTGCGGCTAACGAGAAGTATGACCGCCTATGCCCCTGAAGAAGCTCGTATTCAAGCCCGGCATCAACCGCGAACGCACGGACTACACCAACGAGGGTGGGTGGTTCGACTGTGACAAGGTGCGTTTTCGGCAGGGGTTTCCGGAAAAGATCGGCGGCTGGCGGCGTATTTCTACGGCGACGTTCCAAGGTGTGTGCCGGTCACTTCTGAAGTGGGTAACGCTAAACGGGGTGAGCCATATAGGCGTCGGCACGAACTTAAAGTTCTATATCGAGGGTGGCGGTGTCTACAACGACGTGACCCCAATCCGCGCTACGACCAGCCTGACTAACCCCATAAATACCACCAGCGGGTCGGCGGCGATCGAGATTCTAGACGCAGCTGGCGGCTTCGTTACTGGCGACTTCGTCACTCTTTCTGGTGCTTCGGACGTAGGCGGCATCCCTGCGGCGGCGATCAACAAAGAACACCAGCTCACGGTCACAGGCACGAACACATACTCGGTTGATGTGGGTGTGGCAGCTACGTCTACCGTTACCGGGGGCGGCGGGTCAATCACCGCTGCGTACCAGATAAACGTCGGGGCTGAGTTTTCTATACCACTCGTCGGGTGGAGCGCAGGTAGTTGGGGTCAGGGGGCGTGGGGTGTAGGTGTATCGACGGCAAACCCAATCCGGTTGTGGAGTCAAGCTAACTTCGGCGAGGACCTTATCTTCGGTCCGCGGGGTGGCGGCATCTATTATTGGGATGCTTCAAACGGGGTGGGTACGCGCGCAGTAGTCTTAACATCCCTCCCCGGTGCGTCAAACGTCCCGACAATTCATAACTTTACCCTCGTGTCCGACATTAGCCGGTTTGTATTCGCTTTCGGGTGCAACGATCTGGGCAGCTCGACGCAAGACCCCCTGCTGATTCGGTGGTCAGACCAAGAAAACGCAGCGGGGTGGACTCCCTCGGCAACAAACCAAGCTGGAGGACTACCCCTGTCTCGGGGAACTGCGATCATAACGGCCATCCAGTCACGTCAGGAAATTCTTGTTTGGACAGACTCCTCACTATATTCCCTGCAGTATATCGGCGGGGAAGAGGGTTGGGGCGCACAGCTCGTCGGTGACAACATTTCAATCGCATCCCAGAACGCAGTGGCGTACGCTAATGGCGTAGCTTACTGGATGGGGCGTGATAAGTTCTATATGTACGATGGTCGGATGCTCCCGCTCCCGTGCGATGTCCGGCGGTTTATATTCACCGACTTTAATGACAAGCAGTATGCACAAGTATTTGGGGGCACAAACGAGGCGTACCACGAAATTTGGTGGTTCTACTGCTCTGCAAATCAGCTAGAGATCGACCGCTACGTCGTCTACAACTACCTCGAAAACACGTGGTACTACGGCACCATGGGTCGCACGGCATGGTTGGATACTGGCCTGCAAGAGAACCCGATCGCTGCTACTTACCAGCGCAACCTTGTGAACCACGAGGTCGGGGTCGACGAGGATATCGACGGTGTGAACCAGCCGATTGAGGCGTACATCACGTCTACTCAATTCGATATTGAGGACGGCGATAGGTTTTCGTTTATCTGGCGCGTCCTACCGGATATTACGTTCCGTGGGTCTACTTCAGCTAATCCCGCCGCGCAGCTCACCATAATCCCTATGAACAACTCAGGCTCGGGCTATAACAACCCGCAGTCTGTTGGGGGTAGCAGCACTGGCACTATCGCGCGTACCGCGGTCCTTCCAGTGCAAGCGTTTACACAGCAGCTCGACATTCGTGTACGCGGTCGGCAGCTCGTCCTCAAGCTGGAGTCCAACGAGCTTGGCGTGCAGTGGCAGCTCGGCTCTCCGCGCATTGACCTGCGCCCTGACGGGAGGCGCTAATGTCGAACCGCATCGAACGCCCACAACCTCCCGCGCTTCCTCAACCGCCTGCTGGATACGACCGCCGCTATACCGACCAGCTCAACAACGTGTTGCGGCTGTTCTTTCGACGACTCACCGCCACAGTGAACGAGTTGCTTAGCACTGAAGACGGCGGGCGGTATCTCTACATGCCTCGTGGCTTGTTCTACAGCACTGCCGACCAGACTGCCGCGGCTACAAACACTGGATACCCCGTTGAGTTAGAAACTACCTACCTTGGGAACGGGGTTACTATCGGCGGCACCAACGACACGCGCGTCACCGTATCTGCGGATGGTGTGTATAACTTCCAGTTTTCTCTGCAGTTAGAGCATACGGGCGGGAGTGCGTGTGCGTTGTGGGTGTGGATTAACAAGAACGGCACTGATGTGCCGTACGGGGCCCACCGCTATACGATCAAGGGAAATGATTACTTTGCGGTTAATTGGAACTTCTCTATAGACTTAACCGCAGGGCAGTACGTCGAGATGTACTGGGCCACGGACGACACAGGACTTACAATCCACTCTGAGGCTCCGACAGCCCCACATCCGGGTGTTCCCGCTGCGGTTATGGCGGTTAGCTTCGTCAGTAATTTATAGGAGTTCGTTTGATGGCGACCGTTATAGACAGCAAAAAGCAGTTTTTGTCTGCTCCCGAGATCATTATGCGCTTTGCGCAGGAGCTAGACGAATCCGGGTACCCGTTGCAGAATGTGCTCGCAGCCATTGCGGAAGAACTTAACCTACCAAACACCGACCAAGTGCAAATCGGTAACACCGTGTTCATTGGGCATACCGGTAAGGGTAAGCACAAGAACGTCATGGAGGGTCGCGCGCTCAACGTAGATACCGCGAATAATTTTCTGCGGGCCGGGCTCAAGTACCTAGCCTATCTGCAAAACAAGGGCATCCGGTACTACCGTACCGACTTTAAGACTGACCAGTACGTATCGGCGTTTAAGTTCTGGTATAAGAAGGTCGAAGGTTCGGACACCGAGATTGACGTCGTGCAGCTGGATACCGGTATGTACCGCGCTTACATTTACATTGGGGACGAGTCCCTCAAAGAGTTCTGGAGAGCCTAATGCCAGTTATACCTCTTATTTTCGCCGCAGGCGCTACCGCTACCGCTATCGTGCTTGGAGCTCCCGTTATCGTCGCTACAGTTGTAGGGGTAGGCACAGGTATCATCGCCCATAAGTCAGGTGCGGCTGACTGGGTGTTTGATAATATTGTGCAGCCGGTGGTAAACGCGGTTAAGAACGTATTAACTTCCGATATCGGGCAGTTTGTCCTTAAAGCTGCAGCTGCGCTTACTCCGGGTATGCAGTGGGCAATCCCGTTGATCGGCGCCGCGGGTACATTAGCAAACGGTGGTAATTTCAACGACGCGCTGAAGTCTGCGGCTATCTCGTACATCGGCAGCAAAGTGGGTCAGCTTGGCGGAGAACTGACATCGCAGGCATTGTTTGATGCTGGGGCGTCAGAGTTTGCTACGCAGGTTATTAGTTCCGCGGTTGGCTCTGGCTCAGGCAGTGCGTCGGTTGCACTCATTATGAATCAAGACCCGGTACAAGCGTTTATTCAAGGCGGTATATCTGGCGGGCTTAGCGCTGCAGCCGGATGGTTGGAGACCAACACTGAGGGCGCGTTTTCGAAACTACCCGATGCGGCTCGCAACGTAATCATCTCGGGGCTTTCCGCCGCGCTTACTGGTAAAGAACTTACTCCAGACCTCGTCTGGAACGCCCTGCTCACAAGCGAGGGTGTAACAAAGACCGTAAACAAATTCCTTGGAGAGAACGTCGGGCTTAAAGATAGCCTTACAGAGAATCAGATCAGCGCGCTTACACTCGCCATCCAGCGTACTACCGCCACGGCGTTTAGCAGCGGTGACGTACCTGCGGCTATTCTCAACCAGCTTAGCCAGTACGGCGAAAAAGAGTTTGGGAAGTGGCTGGATAACAGCAAGTTCGGCGATACGGTAAACAACTCCTTAGACAAAATAACCGGGGATTATCAACGTACCGAAGCCCAAGCCAAAAAGATGGATGGGGTTGTACAACAACACTCTAGTGCAGTCGCTAACTATAACAGCACGGTTCAGCAGATCAATGCAGGTGTGACCGAGCAAGAGCGCCTGCGCACTGTTTATGATCGGGCGCTGCAGAACTTCCAAGCCAACGAGAACCAGACAAACGCCGATGCGTTGACTACCGCGGTTAAAAACTTTAACGACTACGTGGCCGATTTCGACACGCGCTACACAAACACGCTCATACCCAATCTCAACCGCTACGAGCAGCAGATCGCAGACTTAGCGGCGCAGTTTGATGTAGAGACGGAAAAATATAATACGCTAGTCACAGACTTGTCGGTTTCCGCGGAACGCGTCGCCGAAGACCTTAAGCCCGTATATTCTGAGCTTGATCGGCAGTTTGTTAAGTTTATGGACCCGAACTTTAACGAGTCTGAGTACCGGAAGATCGCTGGGCTCGACGCTGACGACGACGCCTATCTGCACTGGCTGAGTGTGGGTAAGGAAGAAGGCCTGCCAAGCAACATGGCGGCGTACAAAGAAGAGTACGGGTCGTATCGGCAAAACATTATTAACTCCGTGCTGGATCGCGCGGGCCTGTCGATCACAGATATGACCACATTCGAGCTTGCGGCGTTTCTTGCGGATATCGACGAGCGGTATCCAACACTCCAAGCGCTTCGCAACGCCCCAACGCAGACGCTAGCCAACGAGCTTCTTACCAACAAATCTATATCCGACCGGGCAACTGCGAAAAAGTACACCGCCGGATCGACACAGATCACACCAGAGATTAACGACGCATTGGCTCGCGCCGGGCTCGAACGGGGTATGGTCGGCGAGTACCTAACCCAAGACGATGTTCGCGCGTTGACTACACCCTCACTGCAGAAAGAGATTGTTCGCCCCACGGACGTCACCGATACAGATATCGCCAATGGTTCGGCGCAGTTAATCGTGAACAACGATGGCCTGCTTGAGTGGGGCCGCATAGAGTCGAACGTTCCATACTGGGATTCAAACCTCAATAGGCTCGTGCGGAGAACCCCCCCTATCGGAGGTGGAGGTTGGGCAGGCAGCGGGTACAACCTAGTAGACGCTATCACTGGGGAACGCTTTGATAACGTGCTTCGGTTTTACATCACCTCCACCATAAAAGACGCTCTCACTGGGGAACGCGTTGATAGCGTCTTTACCATAAAAGACTTACGGGAGGGTAACCCCAGCCTGTTTATTCAGGTTGTAGGGGGCCTCAGTGAAGCTGCCGGTGCGATTATTGACACGGAGGTTGGGCAGGCTGTGTATGAGTTTGCTCGGAACGTTGTAGAATATATTCCGACTCCTACTGAGATTGCTCGGGACGTTGTAGAATATCTTCAGACTTCTACTGAGATAGACACGTCTAATATGTCTCCTGAAGACGCCGCGATTGTTAAACGTCTTGTGGATGAAAATAACGCGCGCAAAGAGGCGATACTCAACACTGCTGGGTTAGCGGCACAAGCGGGTGGCGACCTACTGCACGGGTTTAACGGCCTTGTTATATACGCCAACATGGACCCAAAAACCACGCTGTTTGCAGGGTGGGCAGACGACCTCATCACCGTGTCTACCCAGTTAAAAACTCCAGAGTGGCAAGAGGCGTACGACCGCGCAGACATGCGCCGTAGGGGCATTGACCCAGCTACTGGGCAGCCCATCGAGCGCGAGTTTAGCCGCCTCAACGCACTGACCGATTTTGTGGGGGCGATTGAAGAAGCGCCTGTGCAGTTTGTTGTTGAGGCTATTGGGGTTGAAGTAGGTCAGGAACTTATTTCGTGGTTTCTCGGTGGCGCGGTCACAAAGGTAGCGAAACTAAGCGCGCGGGGGATGGGGAGAGAGATAGGCGAGCAAATGGCTCGGCGGATAACCGCGAGTAATGTCTTTGCTTTAGATATCGCCGAGTCTGCGGGGGGCGCTGCCGGTAGCGCGTATGACGAGTCGCTAAGCGCTGCGCTTAACTCTGGTATGAGCCAGAGTGAAGCAGAAACCTACGCCGCTGAAATAGCTAAAAACGCTGGGATTATAGCCGCCACGATAACGATTGCGTCTGCGGGTATGGGCGGTAACGACTTTGAGCGGCTTATGCTCGGGCTCGACGAGTTCGGCCCTGTGGCTAACGCGTTTGATTTCTTAGTAAGCAGGCTCGCGACCGGTGGCTCCGTAATGATAAAAGAAGGTATTCAGGAGTCCTTAGAAGAAGGGCTGCCCTCACTGTACGTTGAAACGAGTTTGGCGCAAATTGACCCGAACCGCGGAGACATCCTCGATTCCGTAGCGCGTGACGCCCTGTTCGGTGCGTTTGTTGGTGCAGGTACGGCGGGGTCGATGTACACAGGCAATGTCGCTGCCGACGTATTGTTCCGCACAAACGCTGCAGTGCGTGACGCCATCACTAATGGTAGGTCAGACCCAGAGGCCGCAAAAGCCGCGTTGACGCGCTTAGGGTTAGACGACGAAGTCGCGCAGAACAACCTGCTCAGCACCGTTAACGATGAATACCACAGCAACGGAGATGTATCCCGTGCGTTCTCGGCAAACCCTGACTTCCGCGTAACTAACGCAGACATCCTAAACGGCGTGTTGAACTCCACAGGGCAAGACGTCACCACGTACGTGAACACCTACGTCGACCAGCGCTACGTCGATATCGCTGAGGTAAAGGCAGCTGCAGCTGCCGAAGGCGTCACGCTCACTGACGCGCAGGCGCAGGATATGGTCACACAGACCGCTGACCCCGAAGCTACGCAAGCTGCGCTGTATTCGATCCAGCAGAAATACGATCCGCATGCAGTCACCGAGCAGGAAGCGCGCGAGGCGTTTCAAGCGCAGGGCTTTGACCCATCTGCTGAACAGGTTGCGCAGTTCGTGCGGGAAGGCGCTGAGGACAGCACCCTCCAAGAGCTGTCACAGTTTGTCGACGTTAATCAGGTTACTGAAGAAGAGGCTCGCCAATACTTCGCGGACACCGGCTACGATGCGACTGACGAAGAAGTCGCGCAGTTCGTGCGGCAACAAGCTGAATCCGAAGTACAGAACGAAGTCGGTGCGTACACAGACCTCCGCATGGTAGACGCAGATGAGGTTCGTAGCGCGTACGAGGCGCTTGGCCTTAGTCGTCCTACTGCAGCGGATGTCGAAGCACTCACAGGGCAGTACGCCGAGACAGACCTCGCCGGTCGAGCAGAAGAGAACCTGCCGAAAGCACAATTTAACTCGCTGCAGGCACAGCTCGAAGAGTTCCGGCAGGCCCTCGAGAATGGGGGGGTGCCATCAGATCAGATTGAACAGCGTATTGAAGAAGCTAGTACGGCGGTTCGCGCAGAGCTTGAGGCGCTGGGCTACACGCTTGACGAAGATATTGGCGAGCTGCGCGACGATGTTGCAGCCTCCGAACAGCGGTTGCTGGACCAGATCACAGCAAACGAAGAAGCGGGCATGACCCGCGATGAGGCCATTCAAACTGCCGTTAACGAGCTAGCTACCGAGTTTGGTGTAGCACAAGAGGACATCTTTAGGCGCATTGGGGAGACAGAGCAGTCTCTCAACGACCGTATTTCCGGCGTCGAAACCGCCGTAGAAGACCTCGGCACCCAGCTTGGTGAAGTAGAAGCCTCGCTTCTGGACCAGATCACAGCAAACGAAGAAGCGGGCATGACCCGCGATGAGGCCATTCAAACTGCCTTGGGCGAGCTCGCTACGGAGCTTGGTGTCACTGAAGAAAGCCTGCTTCAGCAGATCGGGCAGACTGAACAGTCGTTGCTGGATCAGCTTGCTAATATCCAGACTGGCCTTGAAGGCCAGATCGGTGACGTAGAAGCCTCGCTTCTGGACCAGATCACAGCAAACGAAGAAGCGGGCATGACCCGCGATGAGGCCATTCAAACTGCCTTGGGCGAGCTCGCTACGGAGCTTGGTGTCACTGAAGAAAGCCTGCTTC